ACGTCGAAGGCGGGGCAGATGGTGTCGGTGATCATCGACGGCGACGGCTTCAAAACCGGGGCGCAAATAGAGGCGGTCGGTGTCGGCACCGGGCCGAACGCCACCAGCTTCATCTCTGCCCAACAGGTGCAGACCAACTACCTGTTCCCGCAGAACCCCGGCACCTACCAGATCGGTGTCCGCAACCCCGGCGAGAACATCTCCAACACGCTCCCGTTCACGCTCACTTGACACCATGCTGCTCAGAGCCAAAGTCGACGCCCGGACGGTGCCGGACGTGCTGATGCGCGACATCGTCGCCGTCGCTCGCGATCATCCCGGCAACGACACGCTCGAGCTTCTGGTGATCTCGGAGAACGGCGCCCGCACCTTCCAGTTGAACCGCACCGTCGATGCCTGGGACCCAAGGCTGCGCCGGGAGCTCGAAGAGCTCCTGGGGGGCGAAGTCGAGCTTTAACGAACGACAGGCCGGACGGTGACCACCGCGACCGGCTCGCCTTCGACGTAGATCGTGATCCGCCCGCGCTCCGGCTCGCGGACAACCTCGATCCACTCGTACTCGTTCACCCAACTGCGGACGGCCGCGTTCACCCAGCCTTCCCAGTCGATCCCTGAATTCGAAGCAACAGCCATAGCCATCACCGAAAAGGGTACTGCCCTGCGGCGTTTCCTGTAAACGACCAGGAGGTAGCGGTTTGAGGCTGGCAGCCCTCACGTTCGCGAGCCTGACGCTCGCCACCCATACGCACGATCCCAACCACCAGCACGGACATTGGCGGGTGGTGGGGCACGGGCAGATCCGCTTCGACGGGCTTGGCCCGGAGAAATGGGCGCAGCGGGCAAGGCGCGCCGAAGCCAAGGTTGCTTCCCTTCGTTCACGGCTTAGCAAAGAGAAACGCATCATCCTGTCTTCGCGCTCGGTCAGCGAGGCGATCAACCTGGCAGCCGCCACCTACGGCTACGCGCCCGAGTTGTGGCGGAAGGCACGGTGCGAATCGGGTTTCAACCGTTACGCGCAGAACGCCTCCGGTGCCGCCGGCCTCTACCAGTTTCTCCCTTCCACCTGGCGCTCGACGCCGTACGGGGGCTTTTCGGTCTTCGACCCGTTCGCCAACGCTCTGGCTGCCGGGTGGATGCATGCGCACGGGCGCGGAGGTGAATGGGTCTGCCGGTAAAGACGAAGGTCCCGCAACATGACCCAGAGGTTCTGGAGGCGTTCAAGCGCGAATACGCGCGCAGGCTGAACGAGCGCGCCAAGGCGATGCAGCATCCGGGCGGGCTGCTCGAGCATGCGGAGTGCACCGACTTCCGCACCGGCGAGCGTTTCAGCTTCCAGATGGAGGACAAGGACGCGGGCTGGTTCTGGCAGCGCGACACGCTGGACGAGTGGATCGCCCATCCGCTCAACCTGGTGCTGAAAGCGCGGCAGCTGGGCATCACCTGGCTGGCGGTCGGTTACGCGCTCTGGAAGCTGCTGACCAAGCCTGGGACACGGGTGCTGATCGTCTCGATCAACGAGGACGAGGCGATCAAGGTGGTCAACCGCATGTTCGACATGTTCCATTCGCTGCCGGAACATCTGCGTTTCGAATGCGAGATCACCAAGCCGTCGCGGGGAGCCAGGCCTTCCACGCTGATCGAGTTCACGTTCAAAGACGGGCGCATCTCCAGTGCCGTCGGTCTGCCGTCGACACGTCGCGCCGGTCACGGCGAAGTGGGGACGCTGGTGCTGCTGGACGAGTACGCGCGCCACGAGTACGCCAGGGACTCGTGGAAGGCGATGTTCGCGGTCGCAGACAACGGCGGACAGATCATCGTCATCTCCACCGCCAACGGCATCTCGAACGAGCAGACCGGCGAAGGTAACTTTTTCCACCACCTCTACGTGAACGGTGAGGCGTATGGAATCAACGTTCAGTTTCTCCCCTGGTCACTTCACCCTGATCGTGACGAGCACTGGTATGCGAACGTCGCAAAAGCACTTCCTTCATATGACCGCGCAGAGCAGTACCCGCGTACGCCCGAGGACGCGTTCATCAACACCGGCGAATGCTGGTTCGACCTCGAGGCGCTCGCCTGGTACTCCGAGAACGCGGCACTTGAGCCTCGTCGCAGATTCACCTTCTCGGTAGAGCTCAACGGCAACAGCGCCAAGGTGCGCGAGTCCCCGACCGGCTGGGTGCGCATCTACACGCCGCCCGATAACACACACGAGTATGCGATCGGCGCCGACGTGGCGACGGGCAGAGGGATGGACTACTCGTGCGCCTACGTCATCGACCTCGCCACCATGGACCTGGCCGCGGAGTTCCACGCCAAGATCGACCCGGACGAGTTCGCGGAGCAGCTGCACTTCCTCGGGCGCTACTACAACAGCGCGCGCATCGCGGTGGAGATGGGCGGCGGCTACGGCGAGCCGGTGGTGATCTCGCTGCGCGACGGCCGCAAAGGCAGGCCGCACTACCCGAAGCTGTACCGGCACACGATCGCTGACCGTCCGGACGCGCAGATGATGGCCAACTACGGCTTCCCGATGAACTCGAAGACGCGGCCGTTGGTGATCAACCAGATCGAGCAGGCGGTGCGCGAACGCACCGTCCCCGGCATGCCACGCCAGTTGATCATGGAGTGCAGAACGTTCGTGCGCCAGAAGACGCTTCCTAGCCCTCGGGCGCAGGAGGGCGCCAACGACGACCGCGTGATGGCGTTCGGGATCACGCTCGAGATGTACCGCCTCTACGGCAGACATCTGAAACGGGCCAAGCGCGCCACGCAGAAGCCGCGTCCGCACAGCTACCCGTGGCAGAAGAAAAGGAGAGCAGCATGAGCATGATGGACTTCGCCGGCGCGCTCGGCGGGCAGGGCGGGCCACCGCCGCCCGACGCGGGGGCTGCGCCGCAGGACGACAGCAGTGGCGGCGGCGAGCAGTTCACCGACTCGCTCGATGCCTTGCAGGCTGCCGAGGACGCGCTGAAAGCGTTCATCCACCTGGACTCCGACAACGCAGACCGCGCCGTCGCCGCCCAGTGCCTGCAGAACATCCTCAAGCTGAAAGCGGCCAACCAGCAGGACGCCCAGCAGGGCGGCATGAAGTCGCTGCAGCGGGCGCTCGCAGGCGGTGCCGGTGGCTAAAGCCGCCTACACGCAGACCGAGGTCGGTGGCGACCTGGAGCTCGTCACCACGGCGGTGCAGCAGTGCGAGGAGCGCTACCACGATGCTTTCATCGACAAGGTGGAGGCGCGCTACAACGCCTACCGCGGCCTGTCCGACGCGGTGTCGTCCGCGCCCGACGACGAAGACTGGCACTCCAACGTCACCACCCCCTACGTCCTGCAGACCTGTGAGGGCATGCTCGCCACCATGTTGGAGCCGAACCCGCGCTTCAACATCCAGCCTCGTCCCCGCCCCGACGAACCCTTGGAGTCGGTGCTGGCGCGGGTGCAGTCCTCGAACGCCGTCGATGACCTGGTTCGTTACGCCTTCGACCGCGCGCAGCTGGCGCAGCATCAGCGCGACTTCATGCAGCAGGACCTGATCGCGGGCATCTCGGTGCTGAAAGACATGTGGAACACCGAGAAGCGCACCGTCACCAAGCTGGTGCCCGAGGACTACGCGATCCACGATGCGTTCGGCCAGCAGGTGGACACGATCTCCAGCCACCGCGAACAGGTGGTGCCGGACGCGCTGATCGCAGACGACGCCGCCGTCGAGGTTCGCGATGTCCGGGATTTCTTCTGGCCACCGCAGGCTTCATCGATCGACAAGGCCGAATATCTGATCGACCGCACCTGGGAGTCGTTCGACTCGCTGAAACGGAAAGAGAGGCGGGGTGTCTACGAGAAGGTCGACCGGCTGAAGAACGCGCAGTCGCGCGCGGTCATGTCGCAGATCTCACAGCGCGAACGCCGTCTGCGGGGCATCGACCGCACTCAGGACATGCACGAGATCCTCGAGTACTGGACGCCCGAGAAGCTGATCACCATCGGTGACCGTTCCGTCGTTCTCCGCTCCAGGCCCAACCCACTCTGGAACGGCCGGCGTCCCTTCACCGTCTGCTCCGCGATGCCGGACGCCTTCCAGATCCCCGGCATCTCGGTGGTGGAAGCCCTCGCCCAGCTGCAGTCGATGCTGTGGACGATGCAGAACCAGCGCATGGATGTGGTCCGGATGCTCGCCAACCTGATCACCGTCATCCGCTCCGACGTGGACGATCCGGACGCCTTCGAGTGGGCGCCGAACGCGCAATGGTTCGTGGAGGACCCCGGCCAGGTCGACACCCTGAAAGTCGACCCGACCGTCGCCAACATCACCCTGCAATCCGAGGGTCTGTTGAAAGGCGATCTGCAAAACATCATGGGCGGTCTGCCGATGGCCTCCGGGGCCGACTCGCAGACCATCGACCAACAGACGGCGACAGGCGTGTCGATCATCACCACGATCGCGCAGCGGATCATCCAATCCAGGAAGCAGCACTACCTGTGGAGCTACGCGCAACTGGGCCGGAACTTCCTCTGCCTCTACCAGCAGTTCCTGCGCGACGAACGGGTGGTCCGGGTGCTCGGCCCGACCGGCGCGCCGCACTACCGCTCTGTCACCCCGCTCGAGATCCAGGGCGACTACGACTTCACCATCGACGTGACCTCCGACTCCTTGTTGAGGCAGGAGCGCCGCGCCGAATCGCAGAGCCTGCTGCAGGTGGCCGCGCAGACCGCGCAGGTGTTCGCCGTCTCCGGGACGCCGCTCAACCTGAAAGCGTTCATGGAGAAGACCCTGGACGCCTTCGACGTTGCCGACAAGGAGCGCTACTTCCTGCCGCCGCAGGCGGCGCAGGCGATCATGGGGCAGCAGACGCCCCAGAACCAGAACCAGCCGCCGCAGCAGCTGCCGCCGCCCCCAGGGGCCAACGGCAACGGCGGCGGTTCCGGCATGACCAATGTCGACGTGGCGGCTGGCCCACTCTCCCCCAACAACAGCAACTCGATGAGTCCGGAGAACGCGATGGCGTCGATGCTGCGCACCTACGGCGGGGCCGCGAACGGCGGTGGCGGTGGCGTCTAAAACCATGTCGGAGGAGACGCGCCGGGTGCTCGCCCAGCGGCAGGCTGAGCTCACCGCGCTTTCCAAGCATCCGTCCTGGCCGACGTTCGAGCGGGTGGTGGACGAGAAGATCGCCCGTCTCGAAAAGGTGATCCTGGCCCGTGTGCTCTCGTCGCGCAACGAGTTCACGCAGCGCGAGATCGATGAGATGCGCGGCTTCGCCAACGGCGCCCGCTGGCTGGTGGCCGTTCCGGCCGGTGCCGAGGCGCGGCTGGAGAACTACCTGCAGGCGCAGGAGCGGAAGGCTCGACAGAACAGGAGTGAAGAGTGAGCAACGTGACCGACCAGATCCTGTCCGCCTTCGATGACGAAGAGCCGGCGGTTGAGACGGAGGAGGAGCCGACAGAAGGGATTGTCGAAACCCCCGACCTGGAGCCGGAAACCGAACAGCCGGAAGAGGAGCAGCCCGAGGAGACGGAGCCGGAAGCAGAGCCGGAAGCAGAACCGGAGCAGGAGGGAGAGGAGGAGGAAGGGGAGCAGGAGGAGGAGTTCGTCCCTTTCCGGTCCGACGACCCCGAAATCCAAGCGTTCCTCGCCAAATACCAGGGTGACCTGGAGAAGGCGCTGCGCGGCGCCGCCGAAGCCTCGAGGCTGATCGGGCGCCGCGACGAGGAGAGGCTGGCGCTCGCCGCCCAGGTGGACGAGCTCGCCAGCGAGTTGGAACGGGTGAACGCGCTCAACCGCGTCACCTACCTGACCCCGGAGCAGCAGCAGTGGCTGGAGACGGTGGTGGAGAACGGCGATCCGCAGACGGCGGTCAGGGCCGCGGTGGATGCAGGGCAGTTCGACCTGGCGCGGGCGGTCTGCGAAATGTGGGCGCAGGACGACCCCTACACCGCCTCCCGCACCGCCAGCCAGATCGACCAGATCGAGCAGCGCCACAACCAGCGCGTCTACAGCCAGCAGCAGAACCAGCCGGTCGACACCGGCATGCTGATCAACGCGCTCGCGGAGCAGTTCCCCGACATGAACAATTTCAGCGAGCAGATGGGCGCGATGGTCACCCAGCTGGGCGACGGTCACCATCTGGTGCGCGAAGCCCGCGGCAACGACCTGGACACCGCCGCCCGCGCCATCATGCAGATC